TAAGATAGAGCGCGCCGCCGGCGCGAGCAGCCCAGCCGAGCGCGGGCATGTGCCGTGCCCATTCTGCGGCGGTGAGGTGGACCCGAGAGGCTGGCTCAGCAATGCCGGCGTTCGCGGCCCGGAATGCGTTAGTTGCGGCGCGACAGCTCCGTCGATGTTGGTGTGGAACCGGCGCGCCACTTTGAACCAGCCGAGCGGGGAGCGGCGGGCGGCGTTTGAGGCCGCTTTCGAGGCGCGTGAAGGGTATAAACCGTGCTGGGATGGGATGGGCGAATATAGTTTTCGTATGGAGCAGGTTGCCTGGGAAATGTGGCAAGCCGCCATCGCCAGCCAGGGCCGGGAGCCGGTGGCATTTTCATTGCAGTGGCCAGATGATGTGATCGGCAACAAGATAAATCCCAATGCGGTCTTTCCCACAAAACAGCTTGCGGCGGAATATGCAAAAGACTGCCTCTCGCCAAAACCGATTATTGCGCCTCTCTACACCTGCCCGCAGCCGACCGCACAGGGCGTGCCGGATGGGTGGCAGTTGGTGCCGAAGGAGCCGACAGAGGAAATGCGGCAAGCAGGGTTGCGGCATACTGGGGCAGTTCACGCAACGTGGCGGGATATGTTAGCCGCCGCGCCGGATGGGGAGGGGAAGAATGGATAAGCCGGATTGGGAGGACGCGCCAGGTTGGGCGACGCACCTCGTTTATCACGATGCGTGGTATTGGGCCATCATCTTGACCAACGGCAACATAACCGCATCGAAGAAAATCGAATGCGACGCAGAGCCACCGGTCATCCCATATGTTGAGGTACGCCATGACTGAGCCTATGCGTTTTGATTTCAAGTGCGCGCCGGCCAGGATTGTGCGACATGAGGACGGGGCTTATGTGCGCTACGCCGACTGGCAGCGCACCGAGGCGGCGCGGGTGGCGGCGGAACGAGCGTATGAAAGGCATATAGATGTTGCCATCGAAGTTTTGAAGGAGCGCGACCAACTCCGCGCCCAGATGGATCGGCTACAAGCATCGTTCGACCGCGTCAACGCCGACTGGCTGCGGCAGGATAAAGAGATTGGCGAGCTACAGCGGCAGCTAGCCGAGTCGCAGAAGGATGCGGAGCGGTATCGGTGGCTGCGCAGAGACGATATTAAAGTGCTGCCAGGGCAGGACGACATATACGTTTCTAGGCAGCAATCGATATTTTTTCGGCACATTGATGTACTTGTTGATAGCGAGCTGGACGCAGCCATTGATGCCGAGATGGCCGCTAGTCCTATGCCCCAATGGCCGCACCCTGATGGCTTCGGCGGCGGGTTGATGGGGGAGAAATGATGAATCTTTATGACGTGCTAGAAATCCCCGACAACGCCACACCCGAGGTGATCAAGGCTGCGTACCGCCGTCTGGCGTCAAAGTGGCACCCAGACCGCAATGATGCGCCGGAGGCGACTGCCAAGTTCCAAGAGATCGAGCGTGCTTATTCGGTGCTGAGCAACCCGGAACTAAAACAGAAGTATGACGAGACAGGTAGCTATCCAGGATCTGGCCCAAGCAAGGAAGAGCAATTGCATGCTGGCGCTGTGCGTGTTCTACGTGACGTGCTTCAGGCATGCAATGATCCGCTGATTGTCGATCTAGTTTCTCAGATGGTATGTGCTGTACAAAACCATCAGAAACGTATTGAGCAGGAGAAGCAGCAGATCAAAGGCAATATGGAGAAACTGAAGAAACTTATCGTCAAGTTCAGCCGTGGCGAAAAGGAAAATCTGCTTTCCGCGCACCTATCTGCGGAAGTTGAGAACTTAGAACGACAGATGCAGATGGCTGAAAATGCCATTGCAGAAGCGAAGGAGCTGGAAGAGTACATAAAGACTTACACTTTCACGCCTGATGTTAGTCAGCCTGCGCCAATAAATAGGTATGCTGATCAGCTGTCTATGCAGCAACAAGGATTTCTTCGTGATTTGTTTGGTTTCTAACAATGAATAAGGATTACCAGCAATGAACAACAGCGAAAGATTCGTTCCTCATTCAGAGGCTTCGATTATCCTAGGATTGAATCCACGCGACCTCTACAAGATAGTAATGCAAGAGATTTCCTTATATGGAATCCGTAGCCGCGTTTACGATGGGCGGCGCTTCTGGTCGCTAGCTGACATCATGAACTACATAACGCCAACAGGCAGTATGAACTGATTGGAAATCATGCGGAAAGTCTACCGACAACTTATCATCTTCGTTGAGCTTGAGCTTTGCGTATTTGCTGCCGCTATCATAGGGCTGCAGGTAAAGATTTTCCTTAAGCTCAACGGTGATGAATTTTGGTATCACGAATATACAGGATGGTTGTTCATCCTTGGACTATTCATTGTTCCTGTGTATAGCTTGATCCGTGTTCTGAAGGCGCTAGCCGGTTACTACGACAAGGAGGCATGATGCGTAACGAAAAATTGCTTAACAAGGCTCTGGCGGATGACCTAGAAACACAAGACCGTCGCGCCGCATTGGAAGCACTGCGTACTTCCTTCTGGCTTGGATCGAAACGCAATCGTGCGAAGACTCTTCTTGAAGGCGCTGAGTTTTCAATGCACCCTACCGTTCTTGTAAGCTCGCAAATCGGCCTACCTGGAATTTCAGTATTGGTATGAGTACATGATTGACATGATATGCTCCGGAATGGGTAAAACTCATTTCGGAGTATTGTCATGCCTATCGCTTCATATGCTTTGATCGATGATATTAACAATTCATCGAATGAGAATCATGCACCAGCAGTAGAAGCCACATTTTCTGCATATGCGTCAATGCTGGGATATTCGGCGAACATTGATGCATCGCTTCAGATGCCGACTGATGCTAGCACGTTCGGCCCTACTATGCTGAACGCTGCGCAGCATACCAACGCGCTCGTAATCAACAATAGCTGGGACGCGCCGTACACACTTGATCACGCCTACGGCCTACCAACTGAGAACAATGCCGCCTATCAAGCGAGCCTGCAGATTTTCCAGTCTGGAAAAACAATGGTTTTTGCTGCTGGAAATTACGGGGCACCGTTCCTGGTTGTCAATGAGCCTGCTGCAAGCCCGTTCAATATTGTCGTCAGTGCAGGTGATACAAACGCGCCGGGAAACCAGTGGGAATTGACCAGCTATACGAGCGAACATCCAGGAATTACCAACTACGTGACGTATGGCGGTTCGCTGGATGGTTCAGGAATGGTGGGAACATCGTTCGCCGCGCCTCGCGTATCGGCGCTGGTTTCGTGCCTGCAGGCCAAGTTCGGCAACACGCTGACCCAATCCGATATTCGTACGGCGCTCGATATGGGCGCGAACCATCTGAATTTGCCGATTGCTAACCAGAACACACCATATGGTAATCCCGGCAACTTCGTCTACAACGTGCTAGACGACGCTTCGATGCAGGGTATCGTTAATGGCGGCTACACTCCGGGTCAGAACACCATTGGCATGCAGGTAGACGCCCTATACAAGCTATTGCTGGATCGTAATCCGGACCAAGGCGGCTTGAACGCTTGGACTACCTACGCACAACAGCACGGGCTTGCTAGCGTCGCAACAGCGTTCATGCAAAGCAGCGAGTATCAGCAGGATTTGGCCACGCCACACACCTTCGAGCAAACGCCATTGTTGGACAAGGTGCAGGCGATGTATCACCTATTCTTCAATCGGGAATCAGATGATGGCGGCCTAGCGGCTTGGACTAATTGGGTTATTCAGAGCTATCCGGCTAGTAGCCAGCAATATGGAAATACAGGGCAGTTCTACAGCGACTGGAACCATATTGCGGCAACATTCACTAGCGGAGTGATTGGAGCCGATGCAATTGCTCTAACCGGATCAGTATATGGACAAATCGCTGGCCATATGACTTAAAAGTCACTTGCCTTTTTTGGTCTTGCCAAGGATTTTGTTTGCCTTGGCATCAATCTTTTCCTTTGAGCTTTCGGAAAGCTTGCCTTTCTTCTCCATCTGCGATGCTCTGGCCTTTGCATTTGCCGCATGGCTTCGATCAGGCATCGGATATTTTTCACTGCCAGGCAATCCGAAGTCTTTCTTAGGAAGGTCTTTGCGAGATTTGGTTGTAAGTTTTGCCATGATTACCCTCGATTGTCAGATGGAACACGCGGATCAGCCTGCATCTTTCCACGAAAGAATGACGCGACACCTAGTATCCCGCCAACGGTTAGCGTCAAGTCGGGCGAGAGCGCTACAGGTTGAACATGAAATAGCGGGAGAATCCACATTGCAGCGACATACAGTCCGAACATAAATCCGATGAATGGCCTCCAGCTATAAGATGGCCAATGGTCCTTGGCGGCCTCAATCTGCATAGTCTGGTTGACAGACTGAACTTGAGCGATATCTGCCTGCAGTTCAGCCATGGTTTCATCGTGCGCGAGCTGAGCAAGTTGCAGGTGTTGAGACAATACGGCCTCTTGGAACTTCTCCGCCATCGCTGGGTCATTCTGTATGGCGGCAACAGCCTGGTCGGGATTGCTGGTATTGGTGACAGCCTGAGCAATCCCGACTACTTTTTGTGCTACGTCTTGCGCTTTGCTTCCACCTAGCCAGCCTGCGATTGTAGGCGCGAATTGGGCGAGCGCCATGCATATGGTAATCGGGTCCATTATTCAACCGCCTTCAATAGATTACGAGCATCCCGCCGACTCCAGCCACGGCCAAATGTTGACCATGTCCGGCAAGCTGTCTGATAAAGAATTCGATAAGCGGTGAACGCCATAACGAAGCGTAGCGGATCGGCAGCGCGAAGGGCCGACATTGTAGCCGGCCCTAGCTTACCATCTGCTTTAACGCCGACAGCCTGCTGTGCCCATAGCACAACATGGCCGCCGTTGTAATTAGCGTCCAGCATGGCAAAGCTCATCCTGTCATCAAACTCATCTAGCCTGAGTGAATCCCAATAAAGCTTTTTAGCCACAGAACGAGCCGAATCAATCGGGTAGTCCCGCATGTCGCCTTGGTATCCATTGGCACGGGCGACGCGCTGAGTAATCCCCCAGCGTGTTTCGCCTCCTGGATCGGCTGGATTATCGACATAGCCGCCCTCGTTTCCGACAAGAGCGGCCCATGCCTTGTTGAAATCTGCCACAGCTTAGAGGCTTTTCGAGCCGAGAACGAAGGCTTCCTTCACCTTCTCTTCCACGCTACGTGCATCGTTGATGATTGCATCAAGCGCATGGTGCATAGCGCCAAGATTGAATGCAGCCTCGATACGCTCTTCGACAGAGCGGCCATCTTGCTTCAGCGCTTCGATTTCAGCACTGGCGCGAATCTTGATATTGTCGAACATTGTTCTTTCCTCCGTTAAGTTCCAGCCGGATATGCCGGCAATGCAGGGAATGAGCTTGACGTTCCTTGGATGATAGCACGCAAAGCAGAACGATATGCCTGCCACGCTGCCGGAACCGGAACACCGTGTTCATAGCATCGAACGATTACCACATCGGATGCATCAAGAAGCGTTTTAGCCTGCTGAGCATTTATATCGTTTTGCGATACTTGCTGCAATGATTGGGGAGTAATGGCAGAAAGAACAGATTGCGCAGCTTGCTGCTGTACATCTGTGGCAGATGGCGCATAGGCAATCGACCATGTTGACGGATCGTTCTGATTGCCTATTGAAACACCATCAATAGGACAAACTTCAGAAATTTTTTTATGAACGTAAGAGGCAATATCGATCATCTTACATATCCAAAGAAACGTTAAGCTGCATAGAGAGCGTGGTCACATCGGATTGACTAAGCCCCAAGAAAGTTGCTGTGGCAGATGCCGCATATTCAAGCGCTTGGATGAAATGGAATCCAAGCTTAGGAGGGATGAATACCAATGGAGTTGACTCAAGGTTATCGTTAGTCTGTGATGCCTGGTTATATGTAAAACCGACAGGAGGAGTAACAGTGCTAGTGCTGTCTAAGCCAATACCAATTTGCGGGATACCAGCGCCAGACGCGCCAGCCTTACAACCAACTGAATATTGAGCCATGATTTGAGACTGCTGAAGACCATCCACGAAAGAAACACGGTTCGAAGTGCTATTATCAGCGGAACGCCATGTCGCAGTTCCATAAGTCCATGATTGCGTATTGTCCTGGCTTACGCTTGTGGTTCGAACTTTGTTGTATGCATTGAACAAGCCAAGAAATGGATTGCCGCCTCCAGCAGCCGCCGCTGGAGAAAATTGCATGCTTGTCTGTCCATTGGCAGTTGCATACATGGTTCCAACATAAGTCGCCTGATTCACAGGAACACTTAGCGTTGAAGCGGTATTGTCATACTTCAATGTCAGTGCGTTCGCATTCGTCCAGATTCCGTTCAGCAATTGAAGCTGCGTGGTTCCAGCCCCAGTGCCACGGGCCGTGCTAGAAGTCCATGCCGGCCCAGTACCAAGGACAAGCGTTGATCCGTTCAATGCGCAGAACAGATCGAATAGTTTTCCGGACTGCTGGTACCCCGTATGGGCAGCATTGCTATCGAGTGTCAATGATAGTTGCGTATATTGCTGCTGGATGTAAGTGGTACCGTTATATACTGGAACGGAATTACCTATGTATGGTGCGTAATAGACTGTGCCCTGAGCAGATGCATCAGCGGTCATTACTGGAGTATTGGATGTAAGCGTCAATCTTCCTTGTGGCGGCAACGTTCCAGAAGAATTTGAAACACCGAGATGGATAATGATGGAATAAAGTGCAGTGCCATCACAAAAGACCATACGCGCTTCACCAGGCAACATCGTCGCGCTGGAGCTACCATCAATGGTTTCGCCTCCATTTGGTTGCAACGTTGCATTGCTGGCGCTGCTATTCCTGATATAGACACACCAACCGTTATAAAGCGTCGCGCTAGCATTGAATGTCTGCGTATAAGCAGCAGTCATATCAATCAGCGTGGAGTCATCGGAATACGCGAGTGCAGTATTAGATGCGCGTGCACTACGAGGTACATTCAAAACCAATCCAGGCTGAAGAACTATCGTGTAGAGGTTGGAACCATTGCTGACGACTAAGCGAACCTCGCCTGGAATCATCGTGACACTTGATGCGCCGTCGATGGTTTCTACGCCATTAGGCTGAAGAACAAGGCTGCCCGTGCTGCTATTACGAACATAGACAAACCATCCATTGAACAAGCTAGAACTTGCGGAGAAAGTCTGTGTATAGGCTGCTGTTGCATCGATCAGCGAAGATTCATCCGCATACGCAAGAACGGTGTTAGACGAACGAGTCACGCGTTTGATGGTCGAAGCTAGTCCAAGATGGATGATCGTCGTGTAGAGCGCGGTTCCGTCACACACAACAAGGCGTTCTTCAGTAGGAAGCAGGCTTACCGAGCTAGCGCCATCGATCGTTTCTACGCCGTTAGGCTGTAGAGTGATGGCACTTGACGTGTCATTGCGGATGTAGACGAACCATCCATTACCAAGCGTCGCACTAGCCGAGAAAGTCTGTGTAAAAACTGCATTGATCTCGATTAGTGTGGAATTGTCGTTTACTCCAAGAACGGTGTTGGAGTTGCGAACGCTGCGAACGATGGTTGAACCAGATGTTCCGTTGCCAGTCGAAGTCGTTTGATCCCAGATCAAATTTCCATTGGAATCATAGACTTGCTGCCGATAGTCTCCAGTTCCCCAAATAGAAGCGCGACCAGAAGAATCGAGAACTACCGGGTTCGTATTCAGGATTGTCTGGGCTTCATCCTGATAAGTGTTCTTGAAAGTGGTAGTGTTAGGGATGTAGAAATAGACCTTTCCGCCATTGAGCGGTACGCCGTTGTTATCCGTAAACTGTTGTTTGCCATTCGGCAGCAGCAAAGACATGGGGAATCCTTCTTATGGATGCTAATCAGTTACAGCATGCGCATTTTATCGAAAACGCTGCTAGGCTCATCGGTTCTTCTATCGGATTATGCCTTATTGCTTGGTATTGCCAAAAGCGTGACGAGGCAGGCGATTCACACTGGACGCGTCGCGCTGATCGATGGATGCATTCAAAGTTCCGCGCAATCATTGGGAAGCAGCCGAAGGCGTAAACAGTGCTGGAGCTGCCAATGGAGCATATCCACCCAAGCGCATAAAAAGGTTGCCAACAGGTGCTGCAGCTGCAGGGCGAGCCGTAAGCAATGCGCCAGCCAATTTCTGCCCTGGCTGGCTATAGCCAAAATTAGCCAACAGCCCAGGGAAAAGAGAAAGACCTTTTGTTGGGATGGCTGCGGCCAATGACGCACCAGATAGCAAACGCCCGGCCGTTCCTGAGTCCGGATATTTTTGACCAAGAACGTCCTGAGCAGCCTGTGCGAAATCTGTATTAAGTCCATTGCCAGTAGCGCGCTGGCTGAGCGTAGAGCCAGAACGTACAGCATTCAGGTATTGAGCAGGCGTAAACACATTGTCTCGGCCCATAGCGCCAACCATACCAGCCGCTCTCTCAATCTGTTTGTATTGCGCCCATGCGGCATTGGCCTTTTGAAGTTGAGCCGTAACTTCTGCCGGACTGGATCGAGCAACGCTAGAATTCACTGCGTCATTCAGATCACCAAGAGCAGAGGCCAATGCACGATCATCCGGCGTCGCATTGCCAAGCATTCGATTGCGAGCCAGTCCAGCAATGGAAGAACGCGTATCTCCCCATTGCTTGCCTGTCATGATGCCTTCTGGAGTGAGCTTATCAGTGATCTGGTTCTTGACGATGTTATCGAATGTTTGGACGGCAGCCGGAGACTCTTGCGCAAGAGTGCTACGGATAGCATTTACATCGTTCATGAATGGCTGGTCTTCTTGGAAGCTGGCCAATGGCTCAATCGACTTATATACCTTCCCGATAGCCTGCTGGACGTGCTCCACGCCTGCCGATCCAGTTTCAACCGATGTAGGCAGCGTTTCGCCAATCGGATCAAGCGCACGTTGATAGACAGCACGATTGAACTGACCAACGGCACGGGCCTGCGCATCTGTGATTGCGCTTCCTCCAGGCAGACTAGTAAGACGACCCTCTGTTTGAGCTGCGGCACCACCAAGAATCTGGCCTGGGGTCGGCTGAACGCCGGCATCCTGCAGCATTTGAACTTCAGGACGCACAGAAGGACTAATGGCACGGCCAAGAGCAGTAATAGACGGCGCTAGCACAGCGCCTGCAGCGCCACCTTCTAGCATGTGAGCGGTGCGACTGTCGTTGACGCCGACAGGCGCTATAGCGCCAGCCGCTGAGCCTTGGCCAGCTCCAGTAGCAGCAAGACGCAATAGACTTGCTCCACGCGCTGGAGCGGCCACCATTCCAAGCGGAGCAGTAGCGGCAATGTTGCCAGCTATATTTCCAGCGAACCCAGCTCCAGTAGCCATAAGCGGTGCATCACGCTGTGCCGTTTCATCAGATTGCTGGCGTAGTTGCTGAACCGCCTGATTACTTACCAGATTCGGACTCAGATAATTCAGCCCTTCAGCGCCAAGCTGCTTGGCCCCATGGAACGTATCCATGAATGCCTTACCCATCCCCGCAAGGAATTTTTCGCCTCCACTCATTCCTTCGGTTGGATCATAGATCTGCTGAGCGTTCTGCAGACTTTGCTGAGTTGGTGCGGCCATTGCACGCGAGAACGCGTCATTGGCGTTTCCAGCTGCAGCCGGCGCACTTCCCATAGCGCGAGAGAATGCGTCGCCGCCTTGTGCTGCCGGTGCTGCATTCAACGTTGGAATGCCAGGCATCATCCCGGCGCTAGAATTTTGCTGCTGCTGTGGCTTGATCCGTTCCATGACTTGCTGGGCGTATGGATTCAATGCTTGCTGCTGTGCTGCGCCGCCATCGCCAAGGTTATAGGCCATCGCTGCTTTAGCCGGATCACCCCATTTGTTCAGGCGCTCATTCAGATACCACGTTCCGACCTGAATCCCCTTGTTCGGGTCTTTCATGTCTTGCAACGTAAGCTTTGTGCCGTTTGCCGCGTTGAAGTCATCAAGAGCCGGCTGACGCACCTGCATAGCACCCCATGCACCTGTATCAGTAGGCTTTGCCTTATTAACAGCATTCGGATCACCGTGTGATTCCTGAGTGACAATGGAATTCACATAGGCCGGATCAAGATTAAAGGCTCCGGCCCACTGATTGATGATTGGAGACAGATCAGGCTTTGCCATGGCTACTCCTGAATCAATCCTTGTGCTACTGCGTTATTGTATTGACCACGGAACGTGTTCAACTGCGTAGGATTCATACGCTTAACAAATACTTGGCGCTGTGCAGGAGACATCGAGTTGAACACAAACAGATTCGGGTCAACTGCCTTGTTCCATTGGCTTTGCCATTTGTTGAATTTGTCCGTCGTCAGTCCAGATTGCTGGAACGCATAGTCCTGAGCGGCACGCATTTTCTCAGCGGCAATCGTCTTAGCCAAAATATCTTCGTTCGCCAGCTTCGAAATGTTCGGGTTGGCATTGCCAGTTACAGCAGCGTTCAGACGGGCATCCGTACCGGTTCCTAGCGAGCCGGACACGCTTGATGCGTAGTTCGTCAGAATCTTCTTGAACTCATCGTAATTGGCGATCTGGCGTGGATCAGAGCCAAGAAAGCTTGGGCCGAAGTTGTTAAGCCAGGACTTGATATGGTTCCATTGATCTGTAGATGGTCCTGTAGCCGCAATGCCTTGCAGCACATCACGCGCCTGATTCAGAAGATTGATGCGCATCGGAGCGTCAGATGCAGCATTGTGCAGTGTCTGTGCCGCTGCATTGGACGTAGACCCCATGCCAGTCAATGCAGACTGCTCGGACGGTCCAAGGCCGGTCAAGAGTCCAGAAGGCTGGCCAGCGCTACCGGGACGGCCCGTATAGCCATTCACCCCGCCCTGGCCAACTCCTTCAAGTTGCTGTTTCTTGGTGATCGTATATTGCCGCCCAGTCGTCGGATCTGTGTACGTCACATTGGACGAAGCTTCACCTGGCGTAAGCGTCTTGCCAATCACACCGGTTACATTCGTTTCACCGCTCATCGGATTGGTATTCAGCACATTGACTTGACCACCAGTATCGACCGTCTGCACCTTCGGCAACAGCGCCTGCATCTTCGCTTCACCAGATAGCGAGTTCAGGAAGTGCTGTTTGATGTACATGGCCTGTTGCTTAGGATCACTCGGCACATTCTGAATTTCTTGCAAAGCCCGATCCATTGGAAGAACGCCATTGCGCACCAGTTCAGACATATTGCTGATAATCTGGCTGCTCATATCGTTCTTGCCCATGTCTGGATCATTCATCAAGCTTCCCAGCGCGCCACGAATCTGCTGCAGTTTCTTAATGTTCATATCCAGCACGCTGGTATCGTACTGCTGCTGCTGATTGCGCTGCGCCGCGATCTTTCCCATGAATTCCGGCAAAAACGCCCCGGCTCCGTTCTGAGCGGCAATCGTCTGGAGTTTGCCAAAGTCAACAGAACCATCCGGATTTACAGATTGCTGGTAGGCGTTTGCCAATGCCTGATTCGCGCCAATCTGCATCTGTTGGCCACGTAGCTGCATGATCGTACTAGCTTGCTGTAATGGCTGCAGAAAGTTGTTCTGCGGCATCTGCCCTTGTAGTGGGATTGATGGATCGAGCGGCATTATGGAGTTCCCCACATCGATGTGTAATTCGGGTTAGCTTCATAGCTTGCAGGATATGAACCACCCCCCGTCATTCCACCATTACCATTTAGCAAAGAGTACAGCATGGCGCTATTGCTGATTCCACCAAGCGCATTACTCACCGCATTTGCACTGCCTATCTGGCCTGCAGCTTGCGCATTAGCGCCACTCATCATGGCATTGCCCATGTTTGCAGCCGTCTGGATTCCTGCATTTCCAACACCAGCCGCAGAGTTCTGGCCAAGGCTAACCAAACCAGCCAAGCGGTTGTAGTTGTTTGCCGCAATACCATAGTTGGTATTAAAAGCATTCAACGCGCTGTTGTAGTTCGTATTGAAAGAACTAAGGCCAGTATTGAAGTTAGTGTTATATGCATTCAAGCCATTGTTAAAGCTTGAATTATATGCATTTAGCTGGTTGCCAGTGCTAGCGATGTATCCTTCAAGATTGTTCTTGTACTGATCATTATATGCATTGAGCTGATTGTTGAAATTCGAATTCCACGCATTCAGCTGGTTGCCAAAATTGGAATTGTACGCACCAAGCTGATTGCTGAAGTTGGAGTTGTATGCTCCCAACTGATTGGCAAAGTTGGAGTTGTACGTGTTATAGGAATTGTTGAAATTGGTCTGATAGCCTTGCAATGCATTTCCGAACTGCTGCTGATAGGTTTGATCAGCAAGGCCAGTCGTATAGTCCTGCATTCCTTTTAGCTGAGCACCAGACAGATTAAGCCCCTTAGCTGCCATCTGATTATCAAGATTCTTCAGACCTTGGCTAAGAGTGAACTGATATCCAGGTGTCTGCTCAAGTTGTTGCTCAGTCGGGTTAAAGCTGAACTTTTCACCATAATCAAACGGCGCAGGAGCATTAAAAGGATCGGGCGCTTGGAATGGTGCTGGCGTATTAAAGTTGCCAGGATTATTGAAGCTGATGCCGTTATAAGAAGGTAGCGAAATGCCATTACCGCCATTGAACGGCTGCGGCGCATTGAACGGAATATAGCCAAACGTCTGATTGATCTGCGCATTTGGATTCTGAACCCAAGATTGAGGCGCAGGCGATCCAGATGGCGTGTTTTCTGATTGTCCACCAGAGAAAGGAGCAGGTGCGGTCATCGGCGTACCAACTGGCGTATAGCCACCGTTGGCAGATTGCCCAGGACCACGCTGATAACCAAGTGCAGACATCAGCAATGGAATCGATGATGCCCCAAGCTGCATGTATGGCTGCTGATTGGCTTGGAGTTGCTGAAACTGCTTGTATTGAAGCTGCGAGGCATTGTTAGCTGCGCTTGCCTGAGTGTCGGCAGCGCTCTGCGCGGCATCAGCCTGATTAGATGATCCAATAAGACCGACTGCCGCACTACCGGCAATTGCAGCAGCTACACACATATTAACCTCCCTTAAGGTCTTTTAGTTTTAGCTCCATCACAACGTCATCTGCTATATATCCACGGCGTTGTAGTATGCCAAATAGTTTCCCTGTCGCCGTTACTGGCCAACCAATAATGCTGACGCTACGATTACGAAGTTCATCTTCTATTTTAGACATGAAACGTGGCATGAACATACGGTGACTTGGCTGAACATAGAAAGTGTCTACATTCCCACACAATTCTGTCTTCAAATGCATACTTTTATAGAGAATCAATAATGCATACCCTCGCAAAATATTCTCTTCGTCCCTCATAGTCATTGCAATTAAAGAGTTAAGCGCCGCTATATGCAGATACTGGTCTATATCTGGATCAATTGCCAAACCGCGTTGCCCATGATAGGCGCACGTATCTTTCTTTATCTCCGAACATTCGTCCCAGCTTTGCTGACCAAGCGGGATAATCTCGTCCGCAAGTTCGCGCGTGAACGGTTCAATGGCAATCCTCATTAGGCCACCTCAGTTATTGAACGCCACATCAAAGAGCTGACCAACAACATCATTCGCCGCACCGCTAGTCGAGCTAGATCCGGTAATCGCGATGTTGATAATGCCGCTTTCATTAGCCGTAAGCGCAACAGGTGCAGTCGTACCGGTATGCGAAGCGCCAGCAACTACGGCGGAATTGCTGGAAAGCTGAGTATTGGAGCCTGCTGCGCCATATTTGGTGACTTGAACGCCAGCAGACCAGCCACCGCCATTGGTAGTTACCACGCCAGAATCAGCGATCAGCGTGCCACCAGCAACGGCAGAGCCAACAGTTTGCGTGGTAGTGCCCCACCAGATCTTTATCCGCTTGTTGTTGCCATTGGCAGCAAACTTACCTGCTGCGGTAATCGTTACCTGGCGATTAGCAACATCCAATGCACTTGCCGGGAGTGCATACGTGAACAGCACATCATCCGTGGTATCGGCAGCATTGCCTTTACCGGTTGCGCTTACCTGAACATTCAGATTGCCGCCAATGTTCGAACCAGCGCCAGATTGGCCCGCCTGCATGGTCATGGTGGACGGGCGCATTGCGTCGGAATCAACGCCTAGATAATTTGACATGATTTATTCCTCTATCAAGAACCGCTAGTTTCGTAGACACCGCCCTGGATGTTCACTACGGCACCAGTTGCAGCCAATGCCTGAAGCGTTCCACCAGCTCCAATATGCAACCCAATCGCAGCCGGTGGTACATAGGTCTGGCCGCCAGCAATGATAAAAGCTGCCATGAGTTCGTTGGAGGTTCCAGCCGTACCGCCATTAGGAACATTATACAGTGTAACTGCTACGGGGTTTGCCGAAGTATTGGTTAGGGACAGGTTATTGATTGTCGCAGTTACGCCAGTACCGGCCGTGTAATATGCTACGGCAGACGTAGTAAGCGCCGCAGCGGCAATAGGCTTTGGAATACGTTGCATATCTACCTCGGCAAAATGGTGACCGTAGGTGCGGTCGAATAGGTAATGGTCATCTGATCGCCTGGACTCATCTCAATCAACTGGCTGAGCTGAGCTGTTAATGGCAGTGTAGTACTGCCTCGCTTATAGCTGATTGCCGTATATGCGCCGCCAGTTATGTGAAATCCCTGTCTTCCTGTCGCAGTATACGTTGCCGGCGATGCACCAAGCGTTACTGTATATGGAGCTTGCGCATAGTCGGTCTGAACCTGTGGCGCGAATGTCTGCTCATTCCCCACCGCCAGCGCGATGATATCTGGGAGCGCCTGTACTATAGTCACTTCATTGGCGAACTGCATTGTTGCCAAATCTGCGAATGGCTGTGGTGCTAAAGTCATTTCATTGGCTATGGCCAATGCTGAGACATCCTGTCCGATGGGCGGCAAAGTTACTTCACCCCCCATCACGATTGCCGTACTAGATGCTGATCCTAGATCTACCGGAAATGCAGGTTCATACGTCGTTTCTACCGAGAGAACATCAGCGATCGTCAGTGATGTAGCAGTTCCGGGGGAAAGTGCCCCACCAGTGCGCCGCCACAACTGGACCAAGAAGATGAACCATATATCTGATATGCGGCCATCCTCTCCTACAAACGGCTCATTAACCAGTGGTACGTTTGTGGTTAGCCCTGGATTGTTCGGCATTATTGATTGTTCGAGTGGGCGTCAACCCACGCGCCTAGCAATGCCGTCTTACATGGCGCAGACCAGCTCAATTCAAAAACGCGATCACGTGCCATGCCAAGGCGACGCCATTGAACAGAGGTGAGATATTCACCTTCTTTTCCAAGCGACCGCATTACAGGATTTCCCCAGCTTTTCCCGCGTGTATCACTCCAGCGCAAGGAAACAGGATTGTCCGTATTGCTACCGTTCCCGTCGCCAACTTCCATGCTTGCTATGAATTCAACGTAATGGATACGGCTTGAGCTGTCATCAACTCCATGCGGAAATGAACGAATGCGCGTAATTGGCGCACCATTGTCCGTATAGTTGTTAATGTCCCACATGTATAGATTGCCGTTCTGCCAATCGCCAACTACTGGAGTATTATAGGCATTCGCATAGCACCCAGCGCGATGGCGATGAAACTGGCCATTGCTGTCCAGCCATGCCAGCTCGTTCCATTGATTATTAGAAAGATCGTATTGCCACGTTTTGTCAGTTACCGGGAAAGTCAGCACATAGAACATGTGACCTTCAATCTGGTAAGTGAACCCAATGGCTTGGTTCAGGTCCGTATATTGCTGGATTGCATCATCAACTGCATAGGTAGAAATCTGCAGCGCGTTAAACTGCTCGCTGCGCATGACCATGGCCTTACCATGAGGATTCTGCCCAAGCCAATAAATATCACCATCCATCTGAGACACGCTAGCGGCGCTCATGCAGCCGTGCTGCATAAATACCCCGGGGAGGCGATCATAAGGGAATGGCGTATCGCCAGCGTCAAACCAAACCTCTATCGTCTGCTGACCAAGCAAATAGACATAGCGCTTTGCCACCGCAGCAGCGACAAGCAAATCTTGTGCTCCGCTCTTGCTAGCAAAGAAAGTCGGATCGAACGTAAGCTGATTGTTAAGCGAGATGTACCATTGCTGTGTGTTAGGGCTGTTGAAGATGAGCCAACCATCGGCAAAATTAGCTGATGTGCTTCCAACGAATGCAGCCTGTGCAATAGCAGCAAACGCATTATTGGCAAGATGGATGCTCCATCCATTCGCAGATCCGTCAACAAGAACTAGATCTGTGTGATTGTCCGTCATCCAGCATTGGCCAGACGATGATGAAATCGTCCCAAGCTGTGTTAGCGCCCATGTATTGGAAATGGCATAGACGATGTTTGCGAATACGCCATACAGCTGATTGTTAGATGCGTAGTACAAACAGCGCCAGCCAGCTGCGCCGACTGCTGGAGTTCCAGCATTGGCCAGTAGCGTCAAGCCAGGTGTCGGATAGTACGTAAACGGGAATGGAGAATCGTCTGGGTTTTTCTCCCCATATAGATTTACACAGCGCTGAGCATTCGCCACAAGCGAACGCGCTGTATATGCACCGGAAGTCAATGGCATCTTAGCCATTACGGTGTGCTCCCGATATACATGTCTCCATAGATATTGTATGTCCCGCCACCATTGCCACGAATAGCAGGCGGCAACTGCAATTGCGGAATCTGAGCGTTGGCTTCCTCGATAATGCGCAATGTTGCCTCCGCCTTCTTGGTCACGCGATCTGTCGTAGCAGGGTCAGCCATGATTCCGTAGAAGGTATACAACTCAGGCACAAGATTCCACAGCAGCGCTGCCTTGTACTCAGGCGGCAACGCAATCGTATCAGCCACAGTCTGGAACTGCTGAAGCTGCAGCATCGTGCTGATATGGAGCGTGTATGTGGAATTCGGCAGCGGCCATACGTACAGATTGCCAAGCGGATACGCCGGCTCATAATACGCATAACGCGGGAACGCATTCAGATTCTTGATACTAATCCGGTTGTAATCCTCGCGTGACTTGAGGATTTCAAGCGGATAGTCAACTGGAAGCGGCGTGTTGATGTTCTGGCTAAAGTAGGCACTTTCAATCTTCGGCACCCATGTAGGCAAATTAAATTGCCCACCAGCACCAACCGTATAGCTCAGCGAGCCATTGGCCTGAAGATTGGTCGTTACAAGCTGATAGATGAAATAGCGACGGCGCTGGAGCTGCGCCATCAACATATTCAGCAGATTGAACGCATCGTTCATGTCCTCTGCAGCCGGAGTCTGCCCCACCCCTACCACGTTTGCAGCCTTCAGCGCCAGCGTAATGATGTCACCTGGCGTGGTCGGGAGTGGAGTAGTCATCTGTTATGCTCCGGTATTTCTTGCTTCTGCAATCATGGCGCGGATGGAATCTGGACTAAAACGGCGATTGGCGTTGAGTCCGAGAGATTTGGCTTCTTCTATGAGCTGTTGCAGCTCGTCCATTTCTTCAACTGCTGGCGAATAGCAGCCAGTCGAAGTAATGCCAAGTTCCGCATCGATTTCGGCCAGTCGTGCCATCAGTTGTTCACGCTCCTGCATAAGATCATTGCGATATGCTTCAGGATCAGGCTCGCCGATGGCTGCGATTTCCTCATCGGCGTTGTGCACAAGGATCGGCGTACCATCGGCCAAGTTCACCCACTTCGGGTATTCCTCAAACTTGTAATCCGCCGTGAAATTACGCCAATTTCGGCTTTTCAGGTCTTCAGTTACTTGCATAGTTCTCTCCGCGTGTTTTATTTATTAACCAAGATATTCAAGGCGGATATGAAGAGCATATTTCATAGCACCAGCCGTCCCAGAAGCATAGTTTGTGGTTTGGTAATTGATGTTCGTGGATGCTTTTGCATAGAAAACTTCGATGCCTTGGCCAAAAGCACCAGCAGCATTAGCCGTATTGGTAGGCGTTACAGTACCAGCCACCAATGCAACGCCAGAATCGGAATCTGTCCAGCCAATTCCAGTATTTGGCAAGGTGGATGATGCGCCATCTGCAGTTGTTTCTACTGCATAGCAGATTGCCCGATACATACCGGCACCATTTGCAGGAACTGCATATAGGAGCGTGCTGCCGATATTTGCATTTTGGTTTGTTAGGTTGATTTGTGCGACTTCTGCAGCGATACCGTTAGCTACGGTAGAAATACCGTTGTAACTGGATATTCCACCAGTAAGGGTAGACGCACCAGTAACAGCCAGGGTACTGCTAAGCGTAGCTGCGCCAGATGCGCTGAGGGTTGTAGAGCTTACTGCAGCTGGAGTTGTACCACCGATTACAACACCGTCAATCGTCCCGCCAGTGAACGAAACTGCACTTGGAGATTGATCGGCCATTGGGGTCGAACCAGCAGAAGGCTGTGAAGTACCAAGATCAGCAAATGGCGTAAAGGAATTGAAGTAATGGCCGCCCTGAAAATAATACACTCCAGAAGCCAGAGTTACGATGGAATACGAACCGCCTTGATTGAACGTTGCCATGATGCAACTCCCAAAAAGCCCACCCCCGAAGGGGCGGGGAAATTACCACGCGGAGGAAATGGAGTTACAGCACGTCGGCCACGATCACGGACCATTCCGGACGGATGGCGGCATAGCCATACAGGATGTCCAGACGAGTGATCAGGTTATCGCCCATGATGTCGTAACCGGTGATCATACGCATCGCCACGCCATCGAATTCGGCGCGGGCCGATTCAACCACACCAGAAGTTGGCATCACCAGATCAGCGGTTGCCAACGTGAACGCTTCAGGGTAGAAGGCGAGGTTTTGGCGATATTTGGTGCTGGCCGGAATCACCAGGCTGATGGCAGCACTATTGGCCGGAGTCGCGGTCACAGTGTTAAAAGCTGCCGGTGCAGCAACGATTGCCGGATAGATCGGGATCGAGGTTGCGCCGTTTGCCACGTTCGCAGTCACAACAAACTGCTGCAGCGTACCGTAATCCTGTCCGGTCAAACGGTTAATGGCATTCACGCCGGCAATCGTGATGATGTCGCCTTTGTTCAATGTGCCGGTGATTGCATTGACGGTCAGCGTATTGCCGGTCTGGCCTGCGCCGTTCACGGTGCCAGCACTGAAGGTGCCGACAGTGTGAACCTGCGTGGTTTGATCCATCATCCAATCGAAACCAAGGGTATCGGTGGTAATGAGGCCGGTTTCATACTGATCGCTGATCTTGCGCTGAGGATTGAACAATCCAGCGAGCGAGCTGACAGTACGCGCTTGGGTCAGCGGGTCCATCATGATTTTGCGATCCATGCGCGGAGCAAGAGTCTGGTCCAGAATCGCACCAGCGGTTAGCCAGGTAGAGGCGTCAGGCGATACAGTGGCATTCGACTTTGCCACGATGTTCGAGCTGGATGCCGCAACGTTCATCAGGTCATTGGCCACATATGCGGCAAGACGATTCACAGCCGGTGCAAGAATGCGCTCAGAGTAGTCGTCCAAGCTCATGGTACGTTCTTGCGTTCCGAAGCTCACAGGAACGTTTGCTTGGGTCGCCACGGTAAGCGTGGTGTTTTGTTCGCTGGTGCCCTGCGGCGTGATGGCCGGACCAGTCGAAACGGTGTAATCGTTCGGCAGGCGGACGCGCAGCGTATTACCGATCTTCGCACCATCGCGGGCGAATTGGTCATCGTACTGGCGGTCAACGTTTCGAAGGAAGGCATTCGTCTGAGTGAACAGACGTACCGCCTCATTGGTGATCTGATTGATCGTAAGAAGGCTGTTAGCCATGATGAAACTCCAAAAACAGTAGATGAAGGATTTACTCTTCGTCTTCCTGCCCTACGGAGACATATGGTTAACGGGCCGTGCGTCGTTTAACGGTACGACTAAACCTGATACAGATTATACATATGACTTTGATAAATGCAAAAGCCGCCATATTTAGGCGGCTCTTACAATCACTGATTATTTAACGTCCTTGTCGTCTTGCTGCAACTTGTTTCTGACGCCATTTGAACCACTCTGGAGAATTGGCAGGCGGCTCATCGCCACCGCCCGTAGCGCTTCCCTTATCGATAGGATCGATTGGTGGTGGCGCTTTGCTAACCGGCTTGCTGAGCGCCTGAGCGGCCTTCGTGTTCAGCTTCATCATCTCAATTCCCATTGCTACAGGGTCAAGAGAAACAAGCCGCATGGCATCGTTCAGGTTCTCGGGCTTACCAAGCCATGTAATCAGCCGCTCAGCTTCAGGAATGCTCGTCACAGCACGCAAGAACTCGGGGCTACCGATGCCAGCCTGCTGAAGGTTTTGGATAGATGCATCAAAATCCTGTCCAAATGCCTTGCGCCCAGCTTCCTCGATGGCAATTGCCTTCGAATTAAGATCAGCCTGCTGACTTTGCTGGCTGATCATGCGCTGAGCGGCGGCTTGGACTAGGGCATCAAAATCTTGATGTTGGCGCTGGCCAGTTCCGTTATCGGTTCCTTGGCCTTGAGATTGCAAGCGTGCTTGCAGCTCGGCATTCTCCCGCGCTAACTGTTCCGCCCTTGCTTCGGCTGCTCGTCTTGCTGCGGTGATTTCCCCGATTCGCTTTGGCACCCAGGACGTATCTGCTGAAGTTGTTCCTTGATCTTCTGCAGTCGTTCCTTGAACGGATTCGGGAGCAGTGTTTGTTCCTGCTGATTGCTCTTCGGCATTTTGTTCCTCAGCCATTTGTTACTCCGGTGGTTATGCGCTCTGCGGCGCTGATTCTGCTTGTGGTTGCGGCATCGGCTCGATGGTCGGCAACCCACTGGCAAGTGTAGCAGATGGGTCCATTGTTGCGCGATTCAGATCCTCGCCAGGTGCGCGAGCGGTCATGATTTCGCCAAGCTGGCGCTTCACGATTTCTTCAAACTGTTCTGGCGTCATGGCCGGCGCGGTAAGCTTCAGACGCTCAGTTTCAGCCTTGAACGCATTCACCATGTCTTGCCGTTCATTCTCCATGCGCAAGGCCAAATGGTTAAGCGCATCCATATCCAGACGCTGTTTCTCAAGCTGCTGTTGCACGCTCTTATCAGCCAGCTCCATTTGCAGCTTCTGGATAAACTGCGTGGCCTGCTGCAATTGCTGCTGCATCTGCTGTTCTTGCGGCGTCGGGCCTTCGCCAAGCACGCCAGGATTAGTGATCTTGATCCAATTGCGCATGCGTTCTTGCAGCTCATCGGACACAGGGAAATCAGCATTACCCATGAATAGATCGCCAATTACCTGAGCCAGCGCGGGATTCTCCTTCAGCATCCCAGTCATAGCAGCAAACGCTTCCTTGCGCCGCGTCTGGAAGTTCGGACCAGAATCAGCGGTCACATCGTAGTTGCCAACAGACGGATTGAAGATAGAGGCTACTTGCGCTTGGCTTTGGCTCTCTTGCTTCTGCAATGCCTGTTTCTGCTGCGGATCAATGGTTATAAGGTGCTCTTTCCCACCTTCCGCCATGATGCGTAGCACGCGCTTGGTATCGTAGACCTTGGGAATCAAGTCAATTAGCTGAATACCTGTGTATTGCACGGCATCAGCCAGCGAATCGAGATAATGGAATGTGACGCGCTCGCCCTGCTCTTGGCGCTGCTGGATGCTAATTCCGCTGATCTCATTGCCCTGATCGCTGAATGTAGCCTCATACTGGCCACTGGCCATCATCATTTCATGTTCAGCAGTCTGCATGCCTTCCATGAAAACCGTTGCGCCTACGGGCGGTTGCTGACGCTGAGGGATAGGAATTTCATTTCCTGATTCATCGCGGTGGTTATAAGGCAAATAGGAATGGTTCTGCGTATTGGCGGTCGCCCAGTAGTTCTCAAAACCTTCGATTGCCTCAGCAGGTGCGAGATAGGGACTTTTGCTCTGGAGCGCACCGAACTCAATAGCGGCGCTAGCGTTGTAGTTATAGGAGCGCTGTGCATCCTTCAGATAGCGCACAAGGCCCTTTCGGTCCAAGCGGCCTTCGATTACGACTTCCTCTCCAGCCACGCGGACAATCGGAATGTACTTGCCAGCCCATACGCCCTTATCAACGATCTCATTGCCAACGAGCTTATACCACCGCACGGTATGCTTCTTCACGCGGCGGCGCTGTGCATCTCCACGGTCATAGGCTTCACGTAACGCTGCCTTCATATCGGCGGCGCCATCCGGCAACTCAGACTCACGGACAAAATGCGTGCTTCCGTCATCGCGCTGGATGGCATAGAGCCATTCGTATCCTTCTTCACGCTCGAAATACTCAGCTATGCGCAGTGAGTTCTTGCGATACCAACTCAATGCATCTTGGCCGAATACCTGAGACTTAAGGATATTACCATATTTCTTCTCAGCCTCTTCTTTGTCCAGTTCCTCGAAGATGAAGCCGAACTTTGCATCCGATCCGTCTTTTTCCTTGATATTTGGATCAAGGTAGACGGTGAGCGGATCTGGAATAGGCTGGATATAAATCTCTTGATCAAACGAATTCTCGTCCGTGTATTGCGTGATGATGCGCCAATATCCGATGCCTCCACCAACCATAAACTCGGCAGCCTTCATATAGGCTTGCACGGCTTTGGATTGGTCTTCAATGCGCTTGATTACCTGCGCATAGACCTGGGCGCTTTCGAATGTTGCTTCATCACCAGTCGGGCTTACCTTGATGGCTGGCTTGTTCATCTTGGCCTGGTTGACCACATGCAGCCAGTGCGTATGCGTCTTGTTGATGGTTAGCATCGGCTGTCCGTCAAGCTGACGCTGAGCGCGAGTCTGAGCATTCCACTGTTCATGGTTGTCAGAATCGGCATAGAGGAACCGGATGTCGTCCTTGAACTTGTTTCTCGCCTCTTGTTCCCAAGTGACGCATTCAGCAAAGCGTCTTTGCGCACGTCCAACGATGTCTTTATTCTTCTCTGCCATTATTCTTCCTCATCATCAGCCAATGCTTCTTCAATCAACGCCTGCTTCACAATCTCAAGAGCGCCAATGGCAGTAGCAATGAGCACTTCGCCATCATGCTCATGGATGACGGCTAGCAACTCATTGACAAGACAATCAGTTCTTCGGCCAGCAGGTGTGTTCGACATAATCACATCCAATAGCCCGGCGTGACTTTGCCAGGGGAAACAAGTTGACGGGGCTGAGTCTTCAAATCTTTATTGCGATCTTTCGATCGGTCACGAATAAGCCCAGGGAATAGCTCTGCCAATGCCCATATTAGCGCATCAGCACGGTTAGGCGAGCGCTCGCCCATATAGCCAACTGTGCTGAATGCAGTCAATTCGTCTTCCAGTTCATTGAAGCGGCCGACGTGTCGCACTTTGCCATTCTCATAGAGCGCACTGAATGGCTCGGCACGTACATGCTTACCACGGCTGGCAGTAACCTGCTTAAACGGCGTTCTAGGCCGCGCAGTGAGTACGACATGCTGCACCATGGCGCCCCCATAGTTCGTTTCGCCAACAACTATATCTGCCGAGTGGCGGTCAAAGGCCGATGCTGCCACCGCGCCCCATGTCGCCGGGCCTGCCTTAACGGTACAGTCTTCAAGCACATACGCATTGCCGTCCGTTCCCAAGCCCGCGACGATGATTCCGATTGCGTCCTGGTCCGCATTATCAACATCGCCCGATCCACTAGGATCGACCCCAACCACAATACGGACAAAATCAGGAAGAGGGCCATCGAGATGACGCCAAGTTTCCATGCTTTCGTCCGTGAATAGCTGATTGGGTGCTGCGTCACCGAACTCGCCATCAAGAAAACGGCGACGTAGCCGAACACTAAGAGACTGTAGTGTATCCAAGTATCCATCACTCAGGTTCTCGGCGTTATCGTGCGGGTTGATCTTGAAATAGGCGTAGTCTGATGGATTGGATAGCGCTTCTTTGGTGTCTGGTGAGCGCCGCTGGATAAATAGCAAATAGGACCAGTGCGCTTTCGTCGGCGGATTGCAGTCGTAGTAGGCGCGAGGCTTGAGCAATGTATCTTCCCGGCCTTGAATGTGCTGCATGACCTTCTGAGCGAGGCGAGTAATCACGATGCCAACCGATGCCCAGGCGATCTGGCTGCACTCGTTCAGATAGATGGTCACGAACTCCATACCGAGGATCTTCTCGATGCGCGGTCCATCATCCAGCCCAGCAAACCAGATTTGGGCGCCGTTATCGAACTCGGCATACCAGCTCGTCTTATCCATACGATAGCTGACGCCGGGAAACGCCTTGCGCATGACGGCAAGGAAGGTATCGGCACATATGGAGTTCTTCACGGCATTGAACCGGAAGCGCAAGATAGCGTGCCGGCTGTTCGGAGCCTTGAGCGCACGCATGACGATGTTACGCACGGTGAGGAATGTCTTGCCTGAGCGGCTACCGCCAAACAGCATTATATGCGTGGCATCGCCAGCCATCACATGCTGGGCTTCCTCCTGCTTGACAGTGAGCTTGAAGTGATTGACTTCGCTCAGATTGCTCACAGTTTCTCATCCAGCGCTGAAGCCACTACCTGAACCGTCCCAGAATGCTCTACATCGGCCTGTATCTCCCTAGGCACGATCTTTGGATAGAGCTGGGTCCAGAATGCGCGCTCGTTCAATGGGTCTTCCTTTGCCCATTCCACAATACGCTTATGGCCGCCCAGTGCTTCGGCGGCCATTTCGATAGCTTGTTTGGCGTTCTGCGTGGTCTTGTTCGGCGTACCTTTCTGCCGACCACCGAACTTTTTACCGGTGGTATTCGCCATAACTAATGTAATCCAATTTAGTTATTAATTTTACTTCTTAGCGGCTGGCTTCTGCTTTGCTACCTGGCTGAAGCGTTGCGCTTCCTTACTGGCATGAGACTGTGCAGCAGTGAGCCGCGAACGATCAGCCTTGATCTCTTCAGCACGAGCAAGCGTATCGGCATCGCTTTGAGCACGCCAGCGCTTCTCATCTGCGCTGATAGATTTAAGGCGCGGTGATGCGATTTTCTTCGTTGCCATGTTGAATCCTTTTCCGCGTGGTTCTACCGCTTACTTCTTCAGGCCACTAGTCTTGATCTTCGGGACTCCATCAATGCGCACCGGCTCAGGCTTAGGCCCTTTAGGCGGTTCAGGGTTCGGATAAGTGGGCGCTGCTACAGTTCGGCATTTATCAGCATACTTGGCAGCATCGCCAAAGCTGGAATTGCCTGCCGGTCCTTCAATACCTTTAGCCATGATTGGTTCCTTGCTGTGATACCGATGCGGGCGCATCAGCTTGTGGAATTGTAGCATTGACAGATTGAATTTGAGGCACGGATGGCAAATCAGATTCATCGAATGATTGCCTGCGCTTACGGAGAGTGTCACGGAGATTTATCGTGTGTGTCGTTAGCAGCACGAGGGACAGAGCTAGACCGACTATCGCCGCCAGGAGGCCTACGACGGCCTGCAAGTTCGTCGCGGCTGTTGCCCAATTCCAACTGCCTACCGTCCCTGTGGCAATCGCCACCCCGCTCGCTATTTTCTGCGACTCTAGAAAGCTCATTGCGTCTTGTCCATTCGATGAATTGGCGCAGAGCATAAACGACTAAGGCGAGAAACGACACGGCGGCCGCAATGAGCCTCAGCCATAGCTCTAACGTCATTACGGAGACCTCTCATCGTTCTTGCCTCTTAGTATTGGTGAGAAGTTAAACGGGGTGGTATGCGTTGGCGCCCGGCATACCAGCGAGCCTTGATCAAGGCCCGGATCATCAGAGCTGATCGGGACGTAACCAGCGTAACCGTATGGTCAGCTCTGAGGATTTGGAGCGGACAAGGAGATTCGAACTCCTGACATCTAACTTGGAAGGATAGCGCTCTACCGACTGAGCTATGCCCGCATGTAAAAATTATATCTCGTTTATCCAATTGTCGCTGAGATATTGAACTAAAATATCCCGAGCTCTTTACCATCCGAATGCAACTGCAACAGCATTCCCATGCTTTGACAGAGATTCATGGCAAGCCTTCTGTAATTCGCTCACTCGCCCGGTCTTTGGACGTTTCAACTCAAGATATAGGCTGTGATAGCCGCAACGTGCCACCGGAAGCACAAGGTCAGGAATGCCAGCCTGAACGCCTTCAGCCTTGAGCTTGGCGGCTACTACTGCGTTACGCTGCCCACCGTTTGGCACAGCATAGAGCAACGCAAGCTCAGGATAGATACCGCTAGACAGTCTAGCCCACCGCATGAGCGCAACTTGATGATCATGTTCAGTCATAGTGCGACTATCATGGTCCAAAACAAAATCCATTGCCATCCGTCATGCCCAGATGAAAACACAATGGCAGTAGCAATAAACCCGCATCCAACAGCTATTCCTTTACCCAATCCTGTCATTTAGCAACCTCCTTGTTTCATCAAGAAGCTGCATTTCGTCTCCGTAAATTGCGACAAATGCAGAGCGGTCCAAATGGATGCTAGGAATGATCGGATGCATGGTTCCACGATGATGCGCCGGACAAAGCGGGATTGTCTCAGTATAATGCGAGCGCTTCCCCATTCCAGCAGTCTCACGAATGTGATGCACTTCAGCGCTGGTGCCTTTGTGCCCTTGCTTGCGGCAGGCAATGCAGCCCATTGAGGCAATTCGGTCGTAGTGCTCGCGTTCGGCCTTAGTCATTCCTCTCTCCATTCCGGCGCACGGAACTGCACGCCTTTCTCAGCGCCGAACGCTTCCATCAGCAAGATCAGCTCGCCCATTTCTTTGATGCTCATTTCGCTGGTGCGATTGCCAAGTACCACGAATCCGCCATTGATGCCTGGCACAGCATCTGTACCCTTCAGCGCGGCAGAAAACACATGCTTCCAGTCATCCGGCTCCAGCATCCGGCCATACCACTCCACTTGCTGCGATATGTCGTTAAGCATGGCCCATAGTCGCCTGTTCTGGTCCAGCGAGCGAATTGCTGCCGTCTGCACAGTGACCTTAACGCCCTTCTTCTCATCATTGACCAAGGCATTGACCATGTTCCAGACGTTAAGCATGTCTTCGCGAAGCGTCTTGTTTGATGCTATGGCGAATACCTGCTTGCTCATGATGCGACCTCAATCCGTAGTACGGTGCTGCTCTTACATGCGCCGTCCATACCATACAACGTGCCAGTCACGCGATCCACCCATAGTTCCTTGCTGTTGATAGTCTGAATCTTGGCAACAGCACGCGTGCCGCTAGCTTTACCATCGATGAAAAGCTTGGCGATCTTGCTTGGCAATTTCTTCACGGCGTTCATGTCCTTCTCCTGCAAACATGCACCTTCGAAGCTGAGCAAAAAACGGCCATTCGTGATAATTCGTTTTGTCATGATTTTCTTCCTCCGCTGATGATCCACATGGGAAGGCGGAACAGACCTACCAGCATAATGCACATGCCCATCAAGAAACATAGAGCACCAATGACCGGCAAGACTAGCGCCCCCATAATCATCTGCACAACTGGCGTGTGTTTCTTGTTCTCTTCCCACGTGGCCTTGAGCATTTTATTTACCTTAGAGATATCAGCTATTCGGATTTTCGTATGGAATTAGTTTTTCATGCAGCAGCGCACCATAATCAAAGACCGCAACCAAAAGGTGATCCGCAGTCGATTACAAACAGGTCATCAATGCCAGGTTTGAACTGCCCAGGAGAATACTTGGCCCACTGGATCACTTGTTGAATACCTTGCGCACCGCCATGCTTTGCGGCTCGGAACATCGGTTGGCCAACCTCCGATTCAAGAGCGGCGAGCCGGCCAATTTGATGACCAGATACCCTGCGCAAGTCATGCCTGTTGGCATTTACACAAGGACTGCATTCGTCGCTCCTGTGCGGTAGCTTGACAATTCCAGCGCGAGACAGAAGAGCGTCGCGGTCTTCCTCGGAATGCAGGTAGAGCGGATGCCAAACTCGCCTATCGCCGTGGTATTCACTGCGCTCAATCCACTCAGGCGTGTCTTTACGGTCCTCGCTCTCCTCGCGGCGTTTACCGATCAACACAACTGCCTGGCGATCAGGGTCAGCTTCATCAATCCATTGAAGAAAAGGAAGCCCTTTTAGCCACATGGTGCAGAATTGCTGACCGTGCATAGGGAAACCGTGTTTCATTCGAACCAAGGCTTCCATTCCCATGCTCTGAAGCTGGATAGTCTCATACCCATAGCGCTGAGCAAGAGCTTCCCCAAGTGCCACGCGCTCTCCCCAGCTAGGCGCAGACCAACCGGTATCGCAATAAGCGACCGTGACATCTTCCAGGCCGTATTCGTGCGCGTACTGAATCAACGCGGCACTGTCATTCCCATAGCTAGCTGAGATGACAAACTGAAGTCTATTTGTGCTTTGCATCATTCAAATTCCACACGAAAATCCGAATAGCCAAAATATCCCCATACGGCACGAAGAACTGGCCTGCCATCCTGCCGATAGCCGACATGAACCCAATCTACTTTCATGGATGCCACCATTCGCGCTCGTCTGACGCATCTTGCAACCCAGATGGCCACGGCGAATCCTTCATAGCTTCTTGTGACTTTTTGCACTCCCAATCGACGTACCAAGTTAGGAGCCAAACCAGCGCTAGAAGACCGATAATCACCCACAGAATCCAGTCGTTCATTTGATGTTTCTCCCTATTTCAGCGGCAACACGAACTATTGCTCTACGAACTGCTTGATATTCATCTGCATGCCATTCGAAAAGCTGATTATTTGTAAAATTAAAGTGATTTGCGCTTACGCTATCACAGAAAAGCTCAATGTCGATTCCAAGATTGACAGCCAAACGGAGCGCATCGCCATCATCCTCCAGCGGATTCCAATAATCGCCGTGATCATTCGATTCAGGGTCGAAAACAAATAGCGCAAATTTAAGCCCGTATCGTAATTCGAGCCATTCCCCATCTTCATAGATTCGATGATGATAACCAGCCGCCTTCGCCGCCAGTTCCAGCAACTCGCGGTCGGTCATGCTGCACCACCTTTCTCGCGCTGGGCCAGCATGGCGTCAGCCATTCGGTATGCCTCATGGGCTAGGGATAGGAAGTCGAAAGGGCCACCTCCATCGGCGAACATACCCTGAAGAACGGCCGCCGCGAAGTAATCCCGCAAGCTAATTCCTCCGACTGCCTCGGCGCGTGCCTCACCCTCTACAGCCATAACCAAGTCAAGACTGGAAAGCGCACCATCCACGGGTAGATGATAAGAACCAGATTCATGCCATGTATGCATTTCCCTACTACCTTCATCATCCGTAATCACGCCGCCTAGGATTTGCTTACCAGTCAAGTCGAAAACGAATAGTTCAACATTGTAGCCCGATCGCGTTTGCACCTTCGCGCCGGCCTTGGCTGCTTCTAGGTCAAATGGTTTGGTCATATACTTTCCTCAGTTAACGCCAGTGATATTCGGAATGATCGCAGCGGGATTGAAGGTGACGCGATAGTGGTAAGGCGACGCTTTGACGCCATCCACCTGTTCAGCCACGTAAGTCACGTTATCGCTTAGCCCAAGAAAGTGCTTCTTATAGTCGCTCGGACCGGTCTTGCAGGTAACGGTAAGGCTCTTGGTTTCGCGGCCGCTACCGAGACTGCACAGACCCTCGATCACCAAGAGCGCGGTTCCAGTAATTCCGTTGTAGAACGTGATCCTGCGTGATAATTCGAAGTTGTCTGCAGCTTCACTAATATTTTTGGAGGCAACATCTGCTGGCTTAGCACATCCAGCCAATACAGCCACAAAGGGAAAGATAAATGCGATTTTCATTTCATTTTTCCTATCTTGATTTGAAAGAGTTCCCACAGTCCAGGGTGCATATTTCTATCTCCAGATTCCCATTGCTGCCACGTCCGTCTCGCACTATGCACGAGCTTTGCGCAATCTAGCGTCGAAAGATGTAGGCGCTCACGAGCTGCAATAATCTCAGCAGGATCTGGAAAACCTTCATTACGTCTTGCTGCTCCCATGATTTACCCTTCAGATATTGGGCGCGTCATCGCCGCAAAACACCTCAATGAATTTCTGTTTTAGCGCGTCCCTGGCGGCCCAGGCGGCGTCCCAGGCGGCACTGGCGGCGTCCCTGGCGCCCCTGGCGGCGGCCAGTTCTTCGTCTGTTGCTTCGCCATTGGCGAAGCGCTCTGCCACATTCAGTGCATTGATACTACGCTTGTCGGTCATAAGGTGCTGAACTTGACGGGCGCACCATATGCCATACAGTCGCGCTGCGCGCTGGAGTTCTTTCGTCTGCTCACATGCACGGAGCGCCCACAGCGCATCATCTGTCCCATTGCTCTCAAGGATGAACGCCAGCGAAATCGGTTCTTTGTGCGAGAAGCGGATATACGTTTCGCGCTCTGCATCTTTATCGCTGAATTGCTCTCCTTGAAGTGCTCGAACGACCTTGTTGTAGCCTTCGATGCATGCTCCAGCTTCGGGGAGCTGCTTAAGAGTCGTTGTGATCATTTTTATTTCCTTCATCAGTGTGCTGTCGATGAGTTCATCATACGTGCTCATTGAGCACTATGCAAGGACTTTTTTTATTCCTCTTCAATCGATATGGTTAGGAATGGTCGCAATGCTTCAGGTACATCCTCTCGCGCAGTTTGGATAGCATCAGCAGCAATACGTTTGCACCAGATGCCGCCGCAATACACACCTCGTTGAACTTCATCGGCAATCTTATAGGCCCAGTCCGTCTTGATGCCGTCCTGCTTGCGGTCAGAGCTCATTGTGGCTGTAACCTTGCGAACTTCGTCCATGTGCGCGGCGATCTGCTCCACGGTCAGTTTTGGCGCTGGCAATGCCTGGAAACGATTGTGTGGCATAGCTGCGTAGTTGCGTCCAGTGAGGCACGCAGTCTTGAACTCATCGCTAGACGGCGGACCTTTAAACGTGGCATTCAAACCGTGCTCAATATCTGCCTTGGTCAAACCTCGAAGCTCGTGCGCCCAAACCTTCATGGCTTCGTACAAGCCCTTATCCCATCCGGCCCATTCGTGCGGCTCAGGAATAATCTCATCGGACTTGAACTTGTTCACGAACGAGGAACCGAAGCGGCCACGCATTTGCTTGAATATCCAGCGAACCCAGGTCAGCTCAATAGGGGAGTTCATCGCATTCGCCTTCTAGCAAGAGTGGATCAGGAGCGACACGTTGAGAAGGAGGCGCATCCCACTGTTCGCCAACGCCGATGGTTCGATTCGCGGCGCGGTTTAATTCCTCTCTTGAGACCCTAGTCATGAACGTCGAGGATCGATATTCCAATACCTTCGTAAAGTTCTTTGGATCAATGATCCAGTTCAGGCTAGCGGTCCACTTTCGATCATTGTCCCCAAGCCAGTGCGGATTAAGACGTACTCTACGGAAAAAGTCGGTCCACCAAACCAATCCGCTTTCTTCGTCAAGATAGGCTTTGCTCTTAAGCATCTCTTTCCAACGTGCAGCGATTGAACGCTTTCTGCTGTCATCAAGCTTGATAGCCTTTGGCAAGCGATCAGAAAGAATCGAGTTGTACAGTTCAACGATCTGCTCGGTCGGAACATTAACGCGTTTCTGGTCCGGTATCCCGTCTTCGCCGCAAGGCGATGACATGATTGGTTTCTCTCCGGTTTCAGAGAATCCGGAATCAGGTATCAGAGAATCAGCAGGATTTATACTGTTCGATACTTGTTCTAGAACTGGTTCAGCACTGTTCTCGTACTGTTCTTCTTCGGTATTGTAAGGAGGAGGTATGGTGCTCTTTGCTTCCTTAACATGTGGGTTCTGGTGCTTGCAGAAGTTTATAACCTGTATGAAAAGCTTTTCATCACGTTCATACCTGATAATAAAACCATGCAACTCTAGTTCTGATAGCAATGAGTCTGCATCACAAGAATCGTAAGGAAGAAGCTCGGCCTTTATGCGTTTAGGACGATCTTCTAACCGTCCAGAGCGGTCAGCAATGCACCACAGTCCAGCAAATAGAAGACGGGAAAGAGGTGAGCATTCTGCCAATTCTTCATTGGCAAAAAATCCTGGTTTAATGTTTCTCGCCCTAGCCATGGCTATCGTCCTTCTCTCTGAATAGCTGCGAGAAGTTCATCAAGTTCTTGAAGACTTGGATTTTTCAGGATGATTGCTCTAGCAATTTTCCCAATGGCAAAAAGCTGTTTACCCATACCTGGGGTAATATATTCACCAGACCATCCTGCAAGAAGTGCTGTAGCTTCTGAAATGCAGAAAGGACCATCCGCATTCAACCGTGCGATCAGATCATCATGATCTTCTTTGCTCACATGCCAGCAGGAATGACAGCATTCGCATAGAGCAACGAGATCGTCGTTTTTATACTCCCAAGGATTAGCATTTTTCTTATAGATCTTGTGATGTACATGCAGCATATCTTCACCATTGCCACAGCACTCACAAACCCATTTAGCACGCTCAAGAATTTCCAAGCGCTTCTTCTGCCATTGTGGCTTCTTTAGAAGCTCGTAATAGTTGCTTTTCATTGTGTATCCCCAGAACGCAAAAAGCCCCAAGATTTGTCGCCGGATGGCGTTGCAATCAAGAAGAAAGCGGCATCTTCTATCATGCGCCAGCGACAAATCTTGGGGCTATCACATCTGCCGCCGCTTAACTATCGATGTATCCCCACGCCACATGGGGTGCTGCACTCGATAGGCTAAGTCTAACCGACCTCTTCCATGACGTGAGGCTAAGTGATGCCGTGTTGCTTTTATGCTAAACCATTGAATTTATGGATTATTGTCCATGCTTCCCGTGTTGGTTCCGCATAGACAGCCCAGTGTCTATATGCTTCCCATGGCGTATTTCCATAACCTTGTATGCCATTGTAATGACATATCCAGTACGAAGGCCGAGCGCGGCTCTTGTAGATCTTCGGCTTAATTCCCATCGTCGCCATCTTCCTCGCTGATCTGCATGAGAAGACTCTTCAACTCGGCGCGTGCTTCGTCCTTGTAGTTGTACCCATCATCGTCAATCCTCATGGATTTAAAAATTTCCCGCACCCAATCCTCAATAGCGTCAAGCATCACATCGAGTTTCTGTTCGTCCTTGGCGTTCATTCGTATCCTCCTTCTTCGATGATATCCGCCAGCTCGCTTGCTGCCCGGATAGTTAGATAGTCTCCCTCAAGATCGCGCAACCACTCAACGATGGCCGCACGCTCATCAGCCGTGCCCTTGTCGTAGCCTTGCTGCCACTCCTTATCTAGCACTTCGCGCAAATCATCGCGCATATCGTCTTCGTCGGCGTATTGTTTCATGCTTCATCCTCCAGAAAGTAATTTGAATGCTGTAGCTGCCACTCCTGGAACCTGTCCATTTCCAAGGGCTTTAATTCGGTCCACCCGAGCGGCCACCCCATCAGCCACTCGACCCACGTTGGGTTCAGTTGTCCACCATCTGAAGCCATAACGGCATGGTCCAAGCGGTCGTTCTGCCGGCTCTTGCCGTTCTTGCGCGTAAGAGCTCCAATGGATGATCCTTTGCTCGCGCTCGCGCTCGCGGTTGGAGTTGGATATTTTCGTACTGCTGTTGCCAAACCGTCTCCGCTGTATTTGCTTGCTCCCTTCCTGTTGTAATTCCCGCAAACTGTTATTGTTGGCCACAAGCCAGATACGGTCACGTTCATGGGGCGCTCCGCAGTCGGATGCTGAAATACATGCCCATTGCGCGTCATACCCCAGCGCGGCAAGGTCACCAATGACCATGGCAAGTCCTCGTCCCACAAGCAGAGGTGAGTTCTCCACGAAGACGAAGCGGGGTCGAACTTCACCGATAATTCGTGCCATTTCTCTCCAGAGACCGGAGCGTTCGCCATCAATACCGGCGCCGTTACCGGCTGCACTGATGTCCTGGCATGGGAACCCTCCAGAAACCACATCAATAAGCCCTCTCCAAGGTCTTCCGTCAAAGGTCCGAACGTCATCCCAAATCGGGAAGGGCGGGAGAATGCCGTCATTCTGTCTGGCGGCAAGAACGCTTGCGGCGTATGGCTCCCATTCAACAGCGCAGACTGTGCGCCAGCCGAGCAGGTGGCCGCCGAGTATTCCTCCACCAGCACCCGCGAAAAGAGCCAGCTCATTCATACTCCTGTTCTTCCTTCTCCTCAGCCTGCTCCAGCAGCCGAAGGACATACGTGCGCCAGATTAGCGCGGCTTGTAGTGCCAGGCTCTGGTCTGTGTAGACCTCAGAGCTTTCACATGTGGTTTCCATTGTTATTCCTTTCCTTGTCGTCTCATCTCATCGCGCACCATGATCCAGAACACATCGCGCTGATACACGAAGATGCGACCGATAGCAGCGAACCCTAGTTCTTCTTTCATCTTGATAACGTTACGTGGCGTTGTGTGGAGCGCCTTGGCAGTCAGAGCGGTGCTGCCATCGAAGTGCTTCAACAGCTCAGACTTACGAAGCATTTGATTCTCCTTATGAATGCTTAACTGGATTATACATCGTACCATTGTTCTTGCAAGGAGGAACTAAAGTGCTTGACGGCTAATTTCTGTGTGTTTATATTGATTACATCGACTCAGTAAGATGACCGCACAACCACGGAAGGAACTGAGATGGTTAATTTTTCTAACTGATCGAAGAATAGGCATTAAATCAATGTCCCGACACAGTCTCGGGCGGAAAGGAAATCATGAGCACCGCACTTGTATCGCTTACTAATAAGCTAGCCAGCCGTTTCGATATGGGAGACGGCACGGAGCTGATAGCCACGCTCAAGGCGACGGCATTCAAAGGCCAAGTCTCCGATGCGCAGATGACCGCGCTTCTGATTGTGGCGAACCAGTACGGACTAAACCCTTGGACCAAGGAAATCTATGCCTTCCCAGACAAGAACAATGGGATCGTGCCAGTGGTCGGCGTGGACGGCTGGAGTCGCATCATCAACGAGCATCCGCAATTGGATGGGATAGAGTTCGAATACGGGCCGGCCACCGAGGACGGCAAGCATCACGAATGGATCGAATGCCTGATCTACCGTAAAGACCGAAGTCGCCCCATTCGTGCCCGCGAATTCTGGAGTGAGGTCTATCGCCCAAATACTGGACCGTGGCAGTCGCACGGCAACCGTATGCATCGCCACAAGTCGCTGATTCAGTGTTCACGCTTGGCCTTTGGATTCGCTGGAATCTATGACCAAGATGAGGCAGAGCGTATTGTGCAGAGTGTGAATGATGCGCAGAAATCAGCGGCTGCTTATGCGGAGCGTGCCAGGGTAGAGGGTTCGAATAGCGAAGAGGCACAAAGCCTGATTGCCGATCTTGAAGTTCTTGCAAAAGATGGTGATTGGCCTGGGCTTGGGAAGACATGGCAATCCATGAGCGATGCACAGAAAACCATGGTCGGGTCGGTCGAGTTCGCACGGCTGAAAGAGCTTTGCAAAGCCAACATGCAAAATCTGGAGTCTAGCGATGATTGAGCAGCGTACAGATGCATGGCATCAGCAGCGCGCAGGTAAGATCACAGCTAGTCGATTTTCTGACGCTATTGCAATGAACAAGCGGCAGCCGGACAAGCCAACCGAAGCACGTAATACCTACCTGCGCGAGCTAGTGGCGGAAATTCTCTCCGGCGAGCCTAAGCCGGAAATAAATAGCTCATCGTTGCAGTGGGGGAAGGATGTAGAGCAGTACGCCCGCGAGGCCTACGAGTTCAAGACCGGAAACTTGGTTATGGAGTCGGAGTTTGTCATACATACCATGCATGATTTCATCGGATGCAGTCCTGACGGTTTGATTGGCCTTTATGGCGGCATGGAGATGAAGTGCCCGAAAGACCCTCAAGTTCACATCAAGACATTGATCGATGGCATGCCAGACGATCACATCGATCAAGTACAAGGATGCATGTTCGTCACTGGACGCCAGTGGTGGGACTTCATTAGCTATGATCCGCGCCAAGCTGAACCGTATCGCCTATACACCCAGCGCATCGAACGCGATGAAGCCTATATCAACCGCGTGCTAGAACCCGGCTTGCTGTCGTTCTGGAGCGATGTACAGGCTGTACTTGCAAAACTCAGGGAGCGCGTAGCATGACAGCAAAAACCTGCATCCGCTGCGGAGTGGAGTACAACGGACTGAACTGGGCACGTGCTGAGCGCATAAACAAGAAAGATGGAACGCACACCGGAAATATATGCTACGACTGCCACAAGAAACAGGTGCATGAGTGGCAGGAGGCTAACAGAGACAGAATGCGTGCGAGTGCCAGAAGATACAACGATCGCCATAAAGATGAGATGAAGGCTAAACGCATGGCTAAGAGAGCGAAGGAGAAGGCAGCATGAACAACGAACGAGATTGCCAGCATGGGCGCCATGAAAGATCTTGTTATATCTGTGATCTGGAAGAGGAAATCGTTGAGTTGACGGAGCGCCACGCCCGTGAGCTGCGCGCGGTGGCGGAGGCAGTGCGAAACGCCACGATTGTTGGATGGAGGAGCGAAGGTGAATGGCTGGAAGAGAATGAACTTGACGCCATCATCGCCAGCGTGACGGGGAAGGCAGCCCAGCCTGCAGTGGACCACACGCCGCCGTTCGGCAACTGCCAGTTCAAGCTGTGCGACCTGCCGGGCCAGTGCCGCAGCGAGGGAGCCTGTCATCATCCGAAGCTGTTGGCGCCAAGCGATGGCCAAATCTACGCCGCTGTGTCGCAGCGCGCCAATCCGGAAGCGCAGGAACAGGCCATGCAAGCGCTCGTGGGCGCATCGCATAAGATAGAGCGCGCCGCCGGCGCGAGCAGCCCAGCCGAGCGCGGGCATGTGCCGTGCCCATTCTGCGGCGGTGAGGTGGACCCGAGAGGCTGGCTCAGCAATGCCGGCGTTCGCGGCCCGGAATGC